TAGCAAAAGAAAAATTAGGTAAAAATAGCGCTTCCATGGAGCAAGTAAAAGATTTATCTATGGCAAGAATGTTAGCTTCTATGGGTGAACCAGACGCAACTTCACCAGAATTTATAGATGCAGTTTTCTCTGGTAAAGCAGCTGGTAGATTAAAATCTAAATTAGATTCTTATGGGAAAGATACTTTAAACGAAATGTTTGGTAAAGAGGTTGTAGATGGTTTGTACGATTTCTCAAGGCTTGGAACTTTGATCTCTCAAGAACCTATAAAGGGATTGGGTGCATTAGCTCCTGCAACAATCGCTACTTCTCTTGGTATTGTTGGTATTATTATGGAACCGTTAACTACTTTAACAACTTTTGGTGGCATATACGTAATGTCTAAATTGTTAAGAACAAAATCATTTTTAAATCTTATTACCAGACCAACGGGTGTTAGACCAGGACAAGGAGAGTATGATAGAATAGGTAGAGGATTAGAAATGGTATATGAAGCCATGGGTCAAGTAGGTGCTGCAGAAGCTACAACGACAGATCAGCCCCCTGTTCCTAAACCTTCAATGGCAACTCCCGAAGGAATAGAGCAAAGGGTAACAGGAGCTTTTAATCAAGCACAAAATGTAATAAGTAAAGCACCAAACGTAATGCCACCTGCCCCAGGTTCAAGTGCCAGTATGATTAATCCAATAACAATAACAGACCCTGCAACTTTGGCTTTAGCAGAACAGTTGCAAAGTAGAAAAGGACAACCATGAGTTTTCAATTATCAAAAAGAAGTATGAGTCGATTAGAGGGTGTAAGAGAAGATCTTCATACTATTGTTTTAAAGGCTATACAATTGACAAAATGTGACTTTGGCGTAAGCTGTGGAGTCCGATCTTTAGAAACCCAAAGGGCACTTTTAGCAAAAGGGGCTAGTACGACATTAAAATCTAAACATTTAATTCAAGAAGATGGGTACAGTCATGCTGTTGATTTAATTTGTTATATTGATGGTCGTGTTTCTTGGGAATTAAATTTGTATGACGATGTGGCAGATGCAATGAAAGAAGCTGCCGATGAATTGGATATTGGCATTGTCTGGGGTGCGGCATGGCACATAAAGGATTTAAGAAGTTTTGAAGGAACGATGGAAGACGCTATGAACGAATATATCGACCTACGGCGTAGCCAAAACAGACGGCCATTTATTGATGGTCCTCATTTTCAATTGTCGGAGTAAGTCATGGGACCATTACAGTATGGAGGATTAGGGATTTTTGGAGGGCAAAAAGTCGGGGGGCTTGATCCAAGAATGCTTGATCCCTTAACAAAGTCCATAAGTCAGTTTTATGGTCAAGAGAAGATGGGTCCATTTAGACAAGAACTTATGGGATTAATTCAAGAGAACTTTCCAGAGTTTGCTCAAGGTGGGATTATGGGAGGTCTATCTATGGATCAAATTAATATGATCTCAGGTGGTAAACCAGCTTACACAGAGGGAGGGGGTAGTTTTCATAGTGATGCGCCAAGTAACATAGGAGCAAATAACAATCCTTTTGCTAATTCAATTAAGCCTATAGGTTTAGGATCACTTATGGGATATAAATAAATGTGGATGCCCATTATACTTCTTTGTTCTAGTGTTTATGCAGAAAGTTGTAATGTTATCACTAGGAATTGGGAGTTTCATAAAACTTTAGAAAAATGTTTACAAATTTCTACAAATAAAGGACAATTACTTTTACAGTTACCCAATATATATCACGTTAAGCCAATGTGTCAGGAAATAATATTAGGACAGGAGATTTAAATAATGTTTGATTTTGAAGATGAAATGGAAGATCGTTGGATTGAGGAACAAATAGAGAATTCGGAACAGGAAATGCACGAACTTATTGCAGACCTTTCTCCAGATCAAAAGAAAGTATATGAAGTAACAGCAAAAGGTAAGCAAATGGTACACGAACATACCTTTATCTTAAAAAGTATTTTACTAAACAATTACACATATCCTTGGGCAGTGTACCATTGCTAGATAAACTTAAAAATTTTACAACTAATTTTGGAGAAGGAACAAAATGGGATCTTGATTGGGGTAAGTTAATTATTATCGGGTTGTGTATATATATAGCTTTTTTTAAATAATTAACCAACCTCTCCCCAGTTGTTTCCTAGCTCCTGATCTACCCTATTAGGTACTTTTAAAGGTAACCCTGTTTCCATAATTTGAGTTATCTCTTTAGCCTGTTCCTCTGATTTAATACTAAAACACAATTCATCATGAACACTTATTAAAGGAAGATAACCCTTTTCATAACAATCAAGCATTGCCTTTTTTGTTTGATCTGCCGCACTTCCTTGTATGAGCTTGTTTAAAGCCTTATATGTAAACGCTCTTCTTAATCTTTGTAATCCATGTTCCTCTACAGCTTCTTTGTGTGGCAAAGGTTTATTGTAACCAAAAGAACAAGGCTCCCATAAATCAAACCTACATTTTCGTCCTAAAATAGTTCTTACTCTACCAAATTTTTGTGCGTAAGAAGACACCTTGCTTGCTAAACCTTTCACAAAAGGAACTTTTTCATGATATTGACTAAGCAAACTTTTAGCTTCGTCAACAGTTATATCTAAAGTAGCGGCTAATTTACCTTGGCCCATTCCATACATAATCCCCAGGTTAACTGTTTTTGCTTGTTTTCTAGTAATACCTGCCATATCAGCAACCATCTGGTGAAAATCGTCATCCCCTTCATGATACTTTTTTACAACATCATCTATTAAAGGATGTTTTTCTTTTTCTTTCAAAGACGCACAATAATGAACCAATAACCTTGGCTCTTGAGAAGAATAATCAAAACTCCCCCACTTCTCCCCTTCTTCTGGTAAAAATAACCCTCTAATAATTTCTTTAATTCCTACATCTCTAGCAGGGATTTGTTGAAGGTTTGGGTTAGAAGAAGAAAATCTCCCTGTTACTGTACCGCCATCATCAGAACGTAATTGATGAAACTCACAATGAATACGTCCTTTGTATTCATGCTTAGTAATACTATCAATAAATGTGCTTTTAGCTTTTTCTAATTCTCTTATCTTTAAAACTTTATTTGCTATAGGATGAGGGCAAGCTTGAAGATATGCTTTTGTAAAAGAAGGTTGACCAGATTTCTCTGTGCTCTGATAAGGGATTTTATAATAATCAAACAGTTTAGCGAGACTTGTCGATACCCAAGGTTCAATATTTATACCTGTTTCTTTCTTTATAGATAACTTCATGTCAGAAGCCTTTTTCTCAAAAACTTTTTTTGTTTTCTCTGCTTTCTCTACATCAACACGAACTCCTTTCTCTTTCATATCAAGGAGAAGCGGAATAAGATTTGTTTCCATTTCAAAAATAGAACTTAACTCTTGAGAAACTATTTCTGCTTCCAATCTATTCCATAGTTTTAAAGTCATTCGAGCATCTTGTTCTGCATACAAGCCAACATATTTAGCAGGTAGCCTCCACAAATCTTTCTTGGGATCTATTCCAAATCCTTTAGCCGCGAACCTTAGACCTTTTTCATCTTTACGCATGGAAAGGTAATCCCTGCCAAGATTATTCAAGCTATAACTAAATCTGTTCTCATCTATAAGAGGAGCAGCAATCATCGTATCAATAACTTTTCCTTGAATAGGAACACCTGCCCATCGTAGCCAACCTAAATCATACATAGCATTGTGCATAATTTTAGGTATATCGGGTGTAGCTAATTGGTCCTTGAGCCATTCCATTACTCTTCGTTGCGTTAAGTTTCCCCCTCCTTCATGCCGAATAGGATAATACCCTTCGAAATCTCCTGCTGCTATAGCTACGCCAACAATAAATCCATCGTTTCTTACCCAACCTGGGCCTTTAGTAGTTAAATTAGGATCACAAGTCTCTAAATCCAAGGCTATATATTTACTGTTTCTTAAATCAGGGAACTCGTCAGGGGCACACCAATCCACCTCCACCATATCCATTTCATTTTTTAATTCGTAATGTAAATCGCTTTTAAAAAGACTATCCTGCATCTATTTCTCCACCAAGTCCTGCATATCCACAAATATCTATCCAAGAATCTTCTTTGCTATCGTGGACTAAGCGAGCAACCTTCATAGAAATCATGCAAAGAATTACTTCCTTGACTGTAACTTCTCTACCCATAATCACAGACCACATATCTGCAATTCTTTTATGGTTTGTATAAGCATCACCGTAATCTTTTGCCCGATCACCATTAATAAGTTTTTCTGCCTCAACTAATATTTCTTCTCGTTTCATATGTTGTACCTGTATTTTGATCCAGTTTCTACAATGTGTAATTCTTTTTTTGTTCTTGTTACACCTGTATAAAAAATTCTATGTTCATCATCGGGATACCTCGTTTCTACGCAAGGATAAGCTGATTCGGTCATTAGTAAAATATTATCATCTTCTCCTCCTTTCATGGCATGAATGGTTGATAGTTTAATTCTTGGCTTTCTTACATCTTCTCCACGCTTGACTAACGCTCTAAAATACTGCTGGTCATCTAGTGACATATTTACAACTTTAGTTGCTAGAGTGTCCTTTCTAGCTAAAAGCCCATGATGATCCACTAATTCATTGTAGTTTAAAACGGCATCTGGATTTATGTAATCTAGTGACTTAGCAAAGCCCCTTTTCACAACGGCATCTGCTCCTTGCTTTGGAACTATTTTGTAAAAACTTTTTATAGCGTCTATAGGTAACGCTTGTCCTTGGACCAAAGAATTCCAAATGTCTATTCCCTCAATAAGATCAGGACTTATACTTGGCCTTCCTCGATACTCAAATAAATATCCATCCCCTCTTAACTCATTGGCAATATCTCTTATTATTCTGTTTGTTCTTGCCATTACGGTCCATGAACCTTGGTCCATGTTAGCATCATACCAATTCATATGAAAGTCAATTAATCCTTGATTTTCAGTAGGAAACCAAGATTTTTCTATTCTTTGATCTATTCTTTGGACAATATGATTTGCAACAGAATGAACGGCTTTTGGTACACGGTAACTTTGATGTAAGATTTCTATATCATCACAACTCTTTATGAACTGATCAACATTAACACCCATCCACCTGTGAATGGCTTGATCGTCATCTCCTGCATACCACACTCGTTTCGCATATTGTTTTAAAACTTTAACCTGCTCCCATTGTAAGGGAGTTAAATCTTGTGCTTCATCTACAATTAACACCTCAAGGTTCGGAGCAGTTCCTTGATCCACAAACAACTTAATCATGTCCGTAAAATCATATTTATCATTTGTTTTTTTATAAAACTCATATACTTTATTAACTTTATTAAGCATGGGCCAACTCATTTTATAATCTTGATTGTAGTTGAACTGCTCTTCAAGACTGACACATCTTAACGTAGCTCTGTTAATAGTTTCTAAGTATTTGTTCCCCTCTCTTATCGAAACAGGCAACAAACCATCCTCCATGGTAATAGCTGTGTTAGGATCAAAAATCATCCCCAACTCAAGACCAATCTGGTTAAAATCATATCGGGACAGTATTTGATCTGTATTCATACCAAGCCATTGAAAGCCCATAGAGTGTAATGTTCTAAACCATGGTACACTGTCCAAGGATAGGTTTAATTCAGACGCAGTACGTGTTTTAGCCTCTTCTATGGCCTTTTTAGAAAAAGAAACAAAGCCTATCCTGTCGGAAGAAACACCCTTCTGTAATTCGTTTTTAACGATCTCAATAAGAGAATAAGTCTTGCCGCATCCTGGAGGACCAAGAATAAGTTTCTCACTCATCTATTTTTTCCCTTGGTCTTTCTGCTAACCATTGCTCCACTTCATTTTGAACCCACCTAACAGTGGAATTCTTGTCAGCCCTGCCAAAATGAACTGGTTTCGGGAAAACGTCTGCATTAACCCATTTATAAATTGTTGAACGAGATACTCCTAATATTTCGGTTAACTCTCCTACTTTAATATATTTATCAGAAAGGGACATCGTCTTCATACTCCTCATTAGTTTGAGGTATTTCTACCTCATTGGTTTCAAATTCTGGAACCCACCAAACAC